TGCAAGGCGTCCTGCCTGCTTTCTTCTTTTGTATAAAATTTTTTGAAAAAAGTATAAAATTTTTTGAAAAAGGGCGTAAAATCGTTTGACTTATTTTTTCAAAAGAGTTAACATACAGACATCAAATCAAGGGGCGGTCAGCCCGCAGGGAGTTATTTATGAAAGAATTTGAAATCAAAGTTTTTGCTGGTTATGTTTCAGGCGGTCAAAAATATTTTAACGCTTTTAAGGAATATGTCTTCGCTTCTTGCGAAACCGAAGCAAAGAAAATTCTTAAAGCGGAACTAAAAAAAGACGGTTATGTAAACATTGAATTGTCGGACGTAATCGCTTTATAAAAAATAAAAACAGACCGCAGGCTGTTCTTCCTGCGGAAAGGAGTTTATATGAAATACGGGACTACGAATTACGAAAAAATTGCAACGATTGACGGGCAGACGATTTTTGCGGACGAGCAGGGCTATTTTATTTTTGAACACTACCCGAAGCCCGACGGCTCTTGCGTTGCTATACCGACAAGGCTTGGGAAGACGTCAAAGGAAGTTGAAGCAAGTATGAACGATTTGTTTGATTGGAATTATCGTTCTTGGCACGGCGAAATGTCAGCCCTTAGCAAAGCAGAAGAATTGGTCAGGGCATTGCCCGATTTATAAAATAAAAGGCTTGACCGCTTCGGCGGTCTTGCCTGAAAGGGGTTATATTATGAAAGAAGTTATCAAATCAAACAAGGGCTTTTATATCGGGGATATTTGCTACGCTTTGGCGGACGAAATTTACAGCGGTATTTGGGGCAGGTGGGGCTATTGCGACGGGAAGTATTCAACCCCCGACGGGTTCGCCTTTGCTGTTGCAGGAACGGCTCACGGGGACGGTGAGTATGTCGACCAAAACGGCAGGCTCTACGGGGTGGACGCTGGCGTCATCGGGCTTGTTCCTTTGGAACTTGTCAAGCCTGAATACAGGAACGGCGGTCAAATCTTCGCTGGTGCTGGCGACGCAACGTTTGAAGCGTGCGACGGGGTCTTCTCTGTATCGCTTCCGAACGGCACGGTTATTCTTATAAACACCGATTATGTGGAAGAATACGACGAAGAATACGAAGAAGAATATTAAAAAAAAGGGGAGCGTTCTTGCTCCCCTTTTTATATGCCTTGCAGTTCGAAGTTCTGCCCTTGATTTAAGAAATAATCTTGCTGTAATAAATATACGGCGTTTATAAGGGCGACGACTTCGTCCACCTTGCCCGTTGAACGTTTCTTGTCAACGTATCTGTTCATATTGGTATCAAAGCGACACCTTGCGTTTTGGAAGTTTATTTCAAGCAGGGTGTTTTTTTCGTATTTGAATTCGCCGTTGATTATCTTTTCATATAAAAGTTTTGTCGGTGCGTGTAGCACGCTTGAATGCTGACGAACTTCAATTGTGTTGTACTGCTCCGCCCATTTTTGTGCGGAACTTAAACAGTTAAACCTATCGTAAGCAATGCCCATTATTGTGACGCCGTATCTTTCTTCTATACCGAACACGAAGTCTTCTATTACTTTATAATCGACGGTCTTGTCCCCGCAGGCTATACATTTTAAGGCGTTTATAAACTCGTTGTAATTTATCTTTTCGAACTTGTTTTTTTCTGCGATTCTTCCGTCAGGAATAAAAGCGATCACGTCTGCGAGAATGTTTTCGTCTTCGTCAACGCTTGCCATTGCGACGGCGGTGTTGTCGTTCGTCATCGAAAGGTCAACGCCGAGATAAACTTGGCGTCCCGTCCACTCTATCTTGGCGACCTTGCATTTCTTCACTTCGTTAACGTCGATATAAGTTTCCGTTCCTGCTCCCTGATAAATTATGTTGCAATGCTTCGTCAGGAAGTTTTCCCTTGCACTTTCAACGGCGATTGCGTATGCTCTTTTTTTGATTAGGTCTTCCCAAATCTCAGGGATTTCCTGTGCGACGGGGTTCGCCTGCTTCATAACGTTGTCGTCGGTTGCCCACTCTTTTACTTCGTCAGGCTCGTATAGTAAAGCAAAGACCGTGTCGTCTTCAACTATGCCGTCCAGCACTTGTTTTGCATATCCGACTTCTGTTTCAAACGGGTTGTCAATCGTCGGGTATTTCGTCGAAATAATACAGCCTAATTTGTTTAGAATGTTAATCTGCCCTGAACGCATACTCTCAATTGCGGAACTGTTAGGTAATGCCCCGACTTCGTCCGCAAGGAATACGTTCGGCAGTTTTCCGTCAAAGGTGCTGTTTGTATATGCAAGCGGGAAGAACTTCGTTTCCTTTGGTAAAAATGATATATAATCACGGAGTATCTTCCAGCGTTTGCTGTCCTTGTATTGAAAAATTAACGGGCTTGATTTTATCGTTTCGGCGATTGCTTCCCTTACTTCTTTTGAAAGGCTTCCGTCAGGTGCGACCGAATAGAATTTCGAGAATTTCGGCTCTAATAAAAAAAGTAAAATAAAAACCGTTGCGATTGTGTATGTCTTGAAGTTCTTTCTTGCGATTTCAAGTATTGCCGTTTCGTATCTGCGACGGCTCGGGTTGTCCCTGTGTACTACGCACAAAACGGAAACATAAAAAACCCATTGATAGCCCGTCGAACACTCGTAAAGCGTTTGTCCTGCTTTTAACCCTTTAGGCATTACAAGCATTTTTAATAGTTTGTTTATAAGGCTTGCGGTCTTTTTATTTATGCAGTATTTTTTGTCTTTGTCGTTCCAAATGTCAAGGAACTTTTCGCATTGCTTCTTGACGTATTTCGGAGCGACGACTTGTCCTGCGACTGCCTGCTCCGCATATTCAACCGCTTTGTTTTTAATCGTCGTCTTCGTCATCGTCGCCGTTTAACGCTCGAAGCAACGGGTCGTCTTCCTGTCCGTTGTCTTCGTTGTATTTGTCACTATTAGTCTTGATAATGCTCATTAGGGTTGAAACGGTTTTATTTGCCGAGTTAACGGCTTTGTTGTATTCGTTAATCGCAGGGTTTGTATAAAGGTTTTTACGCCCTTTGACGTATTCCTTTTCGACCATTGACCCGTGTTCTTCAATCGCTTTTTCAAGTTCGGTTAGTATTTGAAGTTGTATGCTGTATCGCTTGAACGTCGTTATAAATAAGAAGTTCTTTTCGACTCCGTATTGCTCCGCAATTTTTAATATTTGCTGGGCTTTGTCGTTCAAGGTCATTTTGTTTGACATATCGTTCCCCCCTTAAAATAAGCCCCACTCTGCGAACTTTTCAAAACCGCCGACCGTTTTAATATATCGTCTTGCTTCTTCCACGATTTCGCTGTATGGCTTGCCGTCGATTGTTTCGTCGCCTATCGCACAGCAGAGTTCGACGGTCTTGCCTGTCGCCTGTGCTTTCCTGAATGCGTATATATTAACCGACACGTCGGCTTTTGAAAGGTCTTTGCCGTGAAGCCCGCCACCTGTCACGCTGTCTGCCATATCGCTTCCGAGTTTCCTGTTGGTTGCTCCTGTGTCCACGTCCGTTCCGCCCGTCCATTCGCCTAACGGGTTAATAACGGCGTTTTTAGCGGTCTTTTTTAAGAAGTCGTGTAAATCTTCGGTCTTCGCATTACTTTGGCACACGGTCAAATTTTCGCCGTTTAATATGTATTTGCCGTCGGTTGGGTATTTGTTGAATATTCCCCTTGCTATTTTTGAAAGTTCTTTCTGCTCTGCTGTAAGCGGAACGCCTTTGAAGATTCCGTTATCGCCACAGCGAACTTTTTCGCTTTGGTTTCTTGCAAGGTGTGCGTCCTGTGGCACTTTCAATATCTCAATTCGCATATCGCCTGCAATTCGTTTTACTGCTTCGAACACTTCGCCTGCGTCTATACTCACGGAACTTTCGCTTATAATTAAGCAACGCCCGTGTCCGATTAAAACTTCAACGGCGATTTTCGGGTTGTCGTCTTCTCTGTAAGCAAGGTCGACGATTGCTCCTGCTATTCTGTCCGCTATCTTGTCAGGGTGCTGTGGGTTTACTTTCTCAATCATTTTTGTTTGCTCCTTTGTCTTGTTAGTTTATTTTAACGGCTTTCTCGCCTGTGTGGTCTTCCCAGCGTTTAATGATCACGTCAATATAACGTGGGTCTAACTCCATTAAGAAAGCCTTTCGGTTTAGTTGGTCGCACGCCATTAGGGTTGAACCTGAACCCCCGAAGCCGTCAAAGACGTTTTCGTGTTCTCGACTGCTGTTCTTTACAAGTCGCCCGATTAGTTTAAGGGGCTTCATCGTCGGGTGCAGTTCGCTCCTGCTTGGTTTCGCTTCGTGAATAATTGTTGACGGTTGCTTTTCTTCCTGCAGTTCCTTTATCAATTCGACGAGTTGGTCTTTCGTCATTTTCTCGAAGTTGTAACTGTCTTCAAACACCGTTGTTTGACACCTGTCGTCGATGAAGTAATGCCCTGCTCCGTCTTTCCAACCGTAAAGGCACGGTTCGTGCTTCCATTGGTAATCTTGCCTGCCTAAAACCATTGTATTCTTTACCCAAATTAAAACTTGACGTACCGCTCCCAACTGCTCGGCACACGCTCCCCTGAATATGTCGCCTTTGCTGTCGGCGTGCCAAATATAAAAAACTGCCCCGTCTTTCATAAATGAACTTGCCACTCCGAATGCGTCGCTTAAAAACTCCGAGAATGCCCCGTCGTCCATTGCGTCGTTCTCTATCTTTAAGGCGTCTTTGGTCTTGCCCACGTAATCCACGTTGTAAGGCGGGTCTGTCACGTAAAGGTCTATAAATTCGCCGTCCATTAGTTTTGCGACCTGCTCTGCGTCGGTGCTATCCCCGCACATAAGTCTATGCTGTCCGAGTTGGTAAATGTCGCCGTGCTTTGCCTTTGGCTCTGCTGGGAGTTCTGCGTCTGCGTCGAAGTCGTCTTCCTTAAATTCAATGTCTGTTGCATTCAGGTCGATTTCGTCCATATCAAAACCCGTCAGCGTAATGTCGAAGTTTACTTCCTTTAAGAAGTTTAATTCTGCTTTTAAGATTTCGTCGTCCCAGCCTGCGTCAAGGGCGAGTTTGTTGTCCGCTAAAATGTAAGCCCTTTTTTGTGTTTCGGTTAGGTCTTCAACGAATATGCACGGCACTTCTTTAAGCCCGAGTTGTTTTGCTCCGAGAACTCTGCCGTGTCCTGCTATAATGCCGAAGTCCCCGTCAATTAAAACGGGGTTTATAAACCCGAACTTCTCAATGCTTCGGGCTATCTTTTCGACCTGTTCGTCGCTGTGTGTCCTTGCGTTCTTTTCGTATGGCTTTAATTTATCAACCGCCACGTTTTCGTATCTTCTCATTTTGCTCCTTTCCAAAAAACTAACGTAAAATAATATTTTGTGTGTTTGAGAG